AGCCGCGTCTGTGGGCACTGACAACGTGGTGTCAAACGAGCCGATAGTCTCGGCTATGTCCGCGCCAGCCGCGTGTATCGCTACCAGGTCGCCACGCCCAAGGTCGGTGCCGTAGGTGCCCGTCCAGGGGACGACGCGGGTAAACACAAGTCCCTCGATGATGCCGTTAGCGACATTGAGCGAGCCAGATGAGCCGATAACTGGCGTTGCGCTCGGCGCGCTCACTGTTGGCTGTGTGGTGATGCCGTATCCCTGCACGTCGTTACGACTCAGATAGGCGTAGTTAGTGCCATCCAGCTTGTTCGCGCAATCAAAGCCCCACGATATGTATTCTACGGTGCCCGCCACAATCGCCTGCGCATAGGTCATTGTCTGTGTACCGATGGTCAGGCTATAACGGCTGTTGGTATAGTCATAGGCTAGATTATAGGCAGCACTGATATACTCGATATAGTCCAGCCCTGTGCGAGCCCCGCCGCTAGAGTTCTCCGGCGTCCACATCACAAACCCGCCGCCCTGATACGGGTCAAAGTTGTCGTACCAGTTGCCCACAATCTGTGAGCCCCTGCTAAACGTCAGCACGTCCGGCGTGCCGCTCCCGTCAAAGTCGCCCTGCGGGAACACCCCAGCGGCGAACGCAGCCTTGCCCGCACGCTTGGCCATGCTAGGCGTGAAGGTGGTCTTGCCCGCGTTGAACACCAGAGGAGCAAGCTGCTCTTCCCGCCGTATCCAGTTTGCTAGCGCTGGGCTGATCTTATCTCTTGCCATAAATCCCTCCAGGAACCCGGTCGCCTATGAGGCGAGAAAAGTCGCGCCATCACCATTGACCGATACATCCAGATAAACCGTGGCCAGGTCGTCAACGGACAAGAACACGGTCTCACCAGCCAGCAGGTAATACCCGTTGGCCGCTGATACACTAGCGCCCCCCACATAGACGATGCCCGTATTATCAGACTCTGCCTTGATCTGTACGCCAGATTCGAGCGCCTGTGTAGAAGCAAGCGCCTCGGCTGTACCGCCAGTCGTCACGGTCTTGAGCCCGTTATAGACCGCGGAGGGAATTGCGATGCTCGCGATAGCTACCGGACTACCATCAGCGATCTCGCCTATTGACACTACCGTATATTTTGGGTTGAAACTCATACTTTACTCCTCTACTCTCTCTGGCAATTCGTCGATGCCTTCATAGGCCAGTACCGCCGCCATGATTTCCTCTTGAATAGATTGAGCTGCCTGGTAGATTTGCACAAGCCGCGAATGCGTCACAATCGTGTCCGCCTCTGCTTGAACAACGGCCGCCGCATCGTCGTCGTAAAGATTGCCATATTGTGTCAGCGCATCCAGCACGTTATTGAGTTCGGCGGCGATCTTCTTGGCAGGCGCGGCGATCTTTACCCGTTGTGCCGCCGATGGGATAAATGCCATTATTGCTGATCCTTTTTCGCCCTCAACTTGGCCATCGCTGCATCGCGCTTGCCCTCTGGCAGCCGTTCTAACATCTCCAGTGTCTGCATATCATTGATCTGGCCCTGCAGGTATTCCTGAATGCCAATGATTGCCTCTTCCAAGTCGTCTCCAAGCACCGCTGGCCATTGTTTGGTGCCCACCGACTGAATGAGCAGGTCCAGCTGCTCCCTAGTCAGATCGACCGTAACCACGAACTCTCGCGCATCCTGAATGTCACCCGTGATACCAACCATCCCCCGATCTAACTGAATCGAGAGCGGCGCCTGTTGCGTAAAGAGCTGTACTGCCAGCTCTTGGCGCAGTCCTCGACGCGCACCCAGCTCCATCGCTGTGCCTGGACAGTAGGTCAGCCCGACCATAACCTGAGCCTGAAAAACCGAACATTGCATCTCCATTTGCTCCCCTTCCTAGACTGCTACACCAGTCGCTACCGTGCCATATGTCCACGAGTACGTCCCGTCCGTGTGCTTGTGGTTCGTGGATGGAATATAGCCTACAATTCCTCCCGTCAAGTCGCTATTCGCGTAACAGGGGATAGAACCCCTGTCGCCCTGCTCAGTATCGCCGCTTCTGCTTGTGTAATTAGAATCTCCACGTCTCCCCCTTTAGCTCATTCCTAGCGTGTGCGTATGTGCCGCCGAATAAACCTCTAGCTGCTGATACACGCCTGCTGATGTCTCAAAGTACCGATAACTGTCCCCGTTATTAATCGAAAATACCTGTGCGTAGGTCGGGCCATAGCTACTGCTCGCCCCGCCGCCGACGTGAAGATGGCTGTATAGATCGTCATAATACTCTTTCATTCCAATGACGTTAACGTCGTGATGCACAAAAATATAGCCTGTCGCGTGAGCGACCTTTGTTCGTGGACTGCCTACCTTTGACCCCGCAGACCCAGCCGGAGCAGAATAGGCCGCCAACGATAGGCCACCAGATGAGTGGTTATGTGTTGCGCTCGCCCCATAACCATGCGTCCATGCTGTGTCCCACAGCGCCCCTGTCCCCGCTCCGTCGGTCGCAATGTGAAAGTATGTTTTAGAAGTGTTGCCGGCATCCGCTATCGGGATATAGGCAAAAACGAAATCTGCGAAATTGCCGGCCAGCGCGTGTGAATGATCGTCATACAGGCCATAAAGATTAGCTGGGCAATAACAACTGGCTCCTGCTACCGTGCAGATGCGATCGCACGTAATCTCGCCGTTCGACTCGAAGAACACTTGATCGTCTGCCTTTACGGCTGGCCCTCCTACTCCCATCGCAATCGCGCCGCCCGCGACAGTGCTATTGGCATGGCCATGATTACGTGATGCAAACGTAGGCAGAGCGGATGCGTAGCTCGCGCCTGCCCCTCCCGATGACGTGGCGCTTCTCGGCGTACAAGCAGCGTGTGTGCTGAAAATATAGACGGGCATTACGCCTCTAGCCTCTGAAACGCTGTTTAAAAATATGTTGTCGCCGCTATGATTGTGGCTATACTGGTATGTTCTCAGGGTAGAGAGAACAACCAATTGTCCCCCGTCCGAGATGCCATTGCACCAAATATCACCAGCCGATGCGTCCACCTTGAATGTCAGCGCCATTATGCGTATACCTCTATATCCGCCCCTGTGACAGTCAGAGTGTCTGTTAGTGAAACCTTGTGGCCCGCCGCGTTTGTTGTTAGCACGTCGCCAGTCAATGTCCAGTATTGAGCAGCAGCGGGCAGGTCGCTCATTGTCAGCGCCGCCCCGACATAGCGCGAGCCGTTGCCTCTCATCACATAGCCGGCAGTGTTGTCGGCCAGGATGATGCCCTTTGACGCAGCCGTGATCTGCACATCGTTGCCGAAATAGCCGCCATCCCAGCGGTAGCTAGGCCCGCCTAACGTATGACTCAAGTCGGTTGTCAACCTGTACTGCGAGCTCGTGACCAGGAAAGCGTTCGCGCCAGCAATCTGGAAATAGAGCGTTGTGGCCGCGCTCAACCTGGCCTCTGTCGCGTTTAGATTGAGATAGGTCGTAGCCGCCGCGTAAACACCCGCCGTCTCGATCTTGCCTGTACTATTATCAAAAAAGAGGCCCGAGCCGATATATACGTCACGAGTGGACTCTACCAACACAACATCAGTCGCGCCGCTGTATTCCCACACAGTGTCGGCCACAGCCTGAATCCCCAGATCAGCCAGCGTTTTTGGCTCGAATTGCCCGTCACCGTCGGAGGCCAGGATGATGTGCGTCGCGTCACCGTCGGCGTGGTCGATGAAAGCGCCACTCTGGAGAAACACGCTGTCAAATGGGTCGGCTAGCGTGCCTAGTCCATAGTTGGCCGCCGCTGGCCGCAATTGCCCGTCCATAACCAGCAGCCTGGCCGCGCCGCCCGTGTGGAAATACATCGTGTTTGTTGAATGCAGGCGCGTGCCGCCGCCGTCGAAAAGCTGCAATCTGTCATTGTCGCTCTTGTAGAACTCATCAGCGATAACGCGGCCTTCGCTCGCGTCGAGATAAATCCCGCCCACCTCGACATCATCGCCAGACGTGATTGGGAATAGGAAAGCATCGCCCGAGTTGTCTCTGTTCCAATACTGTACCCATACCTCGGCGGCCTTTTCGTTCTTGCTGATATGCGAACCGCCAGAGACGCTGCTCCTGTCTTGCGCCGCGCTAGGCTTTTCGTCGCCGAATATAAGGATAATCTGCTCTGATCGCGGCTTGTCTTCCTTGATCTGGATACGGAACCCTGCTAGATGCTCGCTGATTATTGGCGTTGATAGTTGCGTGTCGTGATGGCTGATCGTGTCGCCCAGCCAGAAATCACGCCCTAGCTGAATGGCCGCGCTTTCACGATAACCAAAACTGTGCCCCGTTTCAGCGGCTGTGCGCAGTAGCTCGCGCCGCGCGCCCGACAAATCCTCGGCGTTGACGACCATTTCAGCCCGCGCATAGCTTCCCGCATCACCGCCCGCCTGCACGCTCATGTCCTTTTCAAGATAGGCGTGCGTTTTCAGGTCCATGCGGTTGACGTGCCAGCTCGACTCAGTAAGCACTTTGTAAAGGTCGGACAGAATCACCGGCGATGCGGTGCCCGCGCTCTTATCTGTGCCCCTGCCTTGATAATGTGTGTCAACCTCGAACGTGACTGCGGTTTCTGCGCCAGTCCATGTGGGTGTTACGGTCAGGTCTATGTCATAGTCCAGACAAAGCGACTTGACCGCATCCCATAAATTGTTGCTCATCTCAATGGTAATATCGTCTGGATATTCTGCGGCGTCCGCCGCCACAGTGAGCCCCGCCCAGCCCCTAGGATCGCCGTCTTTGTCGTCATAGGCCGTGCCCGTGACACAGTTCTGGCGGATCAACTCCTTGATAACATCGTCGGCTTTGCCGGTCAGTGATACAGTTGTCGCGCTGGTAGCCGGATTTGGCTGTACGATGCGCTTGCCAAGGAATAGCAACGCCTGCCCGCGCCCAGCTATATCGATAACCTTCTCTATCTGCTTACTAACGACTTTCCATCGCTCTTCTATGTTCTCAATAGCAAACACCATCCAGCGGTTGAGCCGATTAACTAGCAAATACTGATCCGCCGTTGTACTCAGGCTATCAAAGTTACGCGAGCTGACTAGCAGAGACGCGGTAAAGCTAAATTGGTCACGCAGTTTGCCGTCCACCGACAGGCTGCGCAAGTCGTCAAGGCGGCACACGGGTATAAAGTTTGCGTCTAGCAGCCATACTTGCCAATCGGCCCAGGTATGTATACTCATCAGCCGATGCCTGCCTTACGGATGTCATGGCGTAGTTGATAGGTGGCCACTCCCGACGCCGCCGCGATGGTGGCTATCCCGGTGCCTGCTGTCACGTCCCAGAACGTGCTATCTATTCCCGCGTGGCAGGTCCAGTTCGCGCCAGAATCCTTGTCGCCCGCATTCGTGCCTCCCGCATAATAGCGAATTAGCGGCTCGGCGGCCCATATCCACAGCTGGTCAGCGGCCCCCGCTGTGGCCGTCCCGACGGTTAGCACCTTACTGCCTAGCGTAAATACAGGCGTGCCCACTACTCCAGTCACGACGTGTATTGCTGGCGAACGGAAGTCGCCCGCGTTCGTAAAGGCGACGTTGACGCTTGCCGTTCCCGCAAATGTCGAGGCCCAGACCATCTCGGTGCCAAAGGTCCAGAACGGGCTTGGTGTTTGATATTTTAGCGTGACGCCCATATATTGGTTGTTCGGCCCTTCGATAGAAGGTGTCACGTGGGCCACTGGGATGCTATACGTCCCGCTGTTATGCACAACCACCACAGTCCCAAGAGCGCCCAAACTCACGTCGCGCATAAACGTCTGTCGCCAGGCAGCCACGGTGCCGCGTACATTGACATAGGATGATGCAGATACGGCAAAGCGCATCTCTAGCGGGCGGTGGCCCAGCCCATAACCGGACAGGCGATCTTCTACGTCTAGCTGCTCCTCCCAAACAGGCGTTACGTGCCACGTATCCAAGTCGCCGTCACGAAAGCGTGCATCAGTGGATAGCGTCGTTGTGCCGCCGGTCGAGGCGATGTAGCGTACTATTTCGCCCATTACGCCACGCTCCCTTGTAGCTGTATTTCAACATAGAGATCATGTATTTGCTGCTGCAAGCCCCACAATCGTAAGCTCAGATCCTCTAGCACGGTCTGGTCTTGCATGATATGTACGTTTACCTCGTGCTGTACACCCTGGGCAGCCCCGCCGTATGGGCCAGGATTGTCGATGCCGCCGCTGGGCGGCGCGGTGGGCAGGCTGATGTTTTCTATACCCGCTGCGGCGTTGGCCACCGCGCGGAAATTGGCAAAGAAAGCGTTGATCTTAGGCATGTCGAATGTGCTATCATTGCTGATAGAGTTCACGTCTTCTGCGAGTCCAGCGATAGCGCGGAACACGTTGGCCACAATATCAACCACCGGCTGCACGTCTGTCAATATCGCGCCCCACTCAGTACCCATCGCCTGTAGCTCGCTGGTCAGAGTTGGCAGCACTTCCTTGAGGTCTCTAAATAGTTTCTGGATGGCCGCCAGCAAAGGAACCTTAACCTTGCCCTCCTCGTTCTGGTTGGCCGTGCTGATGCCGTCTAGCGCCCCGCGCAGGCTGAGGATGTCAAAGACGCCCTTGATAGAATCTACCAGCCCAGCGTCCGCGACTAGAGCTTCAGTGTCTTTCCATTCGCCCGCTACGTCCTGGATGCCCTGCTTTACCAACGGCGTTGCTGATTTGAGATCAGCCAAGAAATCAGTCAGTCTTGTCAAGAACCCAACGGGCGCCGCTTTGACGCCAAGGTCAACACTCAGAATATCGAATATCTTCTTGATGTTCTCGGCAAGCGGCGCGGCAGCATCTAGTGCGGCCACCCATACGGGATCATTGGCTATCTTGCGTAACCAGTCCATAGCCAAACTTCCCGCCTCTTCTATCTGAGAAAAGAACAGGTCTATATTATCATGAAACTTATCAGGCGAGCCGGTTTTGATATTCTCAAGGTCTATGTTGATTAACTCGAATACCTTGCCGACCTTTTCGGCCAACGCCGATGCTTCCGTGAGCGATTTGAGCCAAACCGGATTATCTGCAATCTTGCGCAAGTAGTCCAGAATCTCGCGCCCCACATCCTCAATCTGTCCGATCTTGACCTTGATAAGTTTGAGGCTAAACCCCCCGTCGAGGGCGGTATCGGCCCCACTCAAGTCGATGCCGAGAACGTCAAACACTTTGACCACATTATCGGAAATGGCAGCGGCCCACATCAGCGACTCTGCCCAAAGGGGATTGTCTGCAATCTTGCGCAAATAATCAAGAACCTGGATACCCGCCTTCTCAATCTGACCCAGCTTTGCCTTGACACCCTGGAGGCTAAAACCCCCGGCGAGGGCGGTATCGGCCCCGCTCAAATCGATGCTGAGAACCTTGAACACCTTGACCACACTGTCGGCAATAGCTGCTGACGCATGTAGTGCCTCTGTCCATAACTTGTTATCTGCGATCTTACGCAAGTAGTCCAGAATGATGATGCCCGTTGATTCTAGTTGCGTAAAGAATCCCTTGACGCGCTCCATAAAACCATCATCATCGACAGGCACAATATTTGATAGCTCAATGCTCGTCAGCTCAAATATCGCCAGCAGATAGTCGGTTAGTTCAGCGGCTTTTACCAGTGCCTCGCGCCATGTCTCGTTGGCGCTGATCTTGTTCAGCCAGTCCATGATAGCCCGCGTCGTCATCTCGACCTGGGCAAAGAAGAGCGTGACCTTTTCGCTAAACCCCGCATCATCCATCGGCACGATGTTGGACAGGTCAACGGTCATCAGTTGGAATATCTCAGTGAGCGGCGCTAGATAATCCTGCACCGCCTTGAGTTTCTTTTTCAAGTCCCACTGAGGATCGTCAAACCAGCCATACACCTTAGTGATAGCTCGCTTGAGAAATGCGCCCATACGATTGAGGCCGCGCATGGTATTCGGTTGTATCTCCAGGTCCGGCAATTCGTCGAGGGCGTCCTTTACAGCGCCAATGGCTTTGTCCAGGCTGGTCGCCACGTCCTCTAGCGCCTTTGTCGCTGGCTCTGCTGCGGCCTTGGTGGATGACGCGGCGGATGTAGCGGATGACCCACCGCTGAAAATATCTCCCAGGTTGAACTCCGGCATATCGGGCAGAGTAATCGTAAAGTTAGCAAGATCGTTTTCTAGTTGCTTGAGGTACGCGCCCGCCCCGTCTACTTCTAGCGCTTTTGCGGCCAGTACGCCACGCGCCGTCGCCATTGCCGCGTTAACCACCCCAATGCCAGAATCTTGGTAAATCTTTACCGATTGCTCGCCTATAAACTTTTCGGCCTGGAGCTGTTTTTCGCCACCCAGCTTGAGCGTTCGCAACACGCCCATTTGCTCTTCTCTTGTATAGCCCAGGGACGTTGTAATCTTGAGCACCTGCAATCGCAGGCTTCCCTTTATCTCGGCGAGCTGCATGTTTAGTTCTTCAACATATGCCCGTTGATGGAGAACCTTTTGCTGTAGCAGCGACCTTGCCTGTAGCTGCTCTTGGATGTTATACTCACGAGCGGCCATCGCCACTTGCTCGTGGTACTTGGCGGTCAGCTCGTTGGCTTCGTCTACATGCCCGGCGGCCATAAGCGCGCTATATTCGTTCTGGTACTCTTGCCGCGCCCGCTGGCTAGCGAGATTAAACTTGAATTGCAAGTCAAGCAAGCTATCGTTGCTCTTTTGTGTAGCGTCCTTGAATCCGTCGGTCATGTCCTGGAATATCTCGTTAGCGCGCTCGGCCTGGTCTTCAAGCATATCAACAAACTGGCTATCCTGCATGGCGTTTCCCATCGCCTCTGCCATGATTTGCGCTTCAGATGCAAATTGCTGAACAGCCTGACTGGCATCGTTTATGGCTTGCATGTGATTACCCAGGGAACTAGCCGCCAGCATGGTGGCATCGCTCATCATAATCGTTGCGCTGGCGGCACTACGATAGGCTTCTTCGCTCATCATCAGCCCGTCATTTATAAGTGCCTGGATAATCGCCGCGTCAGAAAGAACTATTCCGTGGCGAAGATATGCGGCAGACTGTTCAGACAAGGCGCGCCGGGCGGCTACTAGATTTGCAACATATTCCTCATAAGACGCGGCGTGTGTGACAGCTGCTTGGTTCACGGCCTCCGTCGAGGCGGCGATGTCTATTTGTGCGACTTTCATCGCCACAAACGCTCCCGCGAGAGCTGTCACGGCAATTACCGCTAGGCCAACAGGCGAGAGCAAAGAGCCAATCGCGATCGTGATACCGCCGAGGAGTGTCAACACTGGGCCTGCGGCAGCAGCGACGGCGGCCATCGTTATGCCAAGATTCATCAGTTTCGGGTCAAGCTCGATCACCTTGGCTGTAAAATCGGTGAATTTTTCAACCAGTGGCGTGATGGTGTTCTGGAGTAGCGGCATCATCGCCTTGATCATCAGCGTCTCAATAGCGCCTTCTAGCTGCTCCATTGCCGCCTGAAAGCCCTTGGTCCTTGCAGCGCCTACTTCCTGGGCGCCGGCGGCGTCGCCAACAGCGCCCGCCATGTCCTCCCATCCTTGTGTGCCTTCAGCTAGTAGCGTCTGCATGGCTTTCATGCCATAGGTGCCTGCGATAGCCTGAACAGCCTGGTTTCGCTGTTGCTCAGTGGCGCCCTCAAGCCCCTTTTGGAACTCACCTAACAACACCGGCAGCGTCTTTAGCGCGCCGCCCTGGTCGTAAAGCTCGACGTTGAGATTTTGTAGCGCCTCCACAGTCGCGGTAGTCGGGCGCATCATATTGGTCATCATTGACTTTAATGCGGTGCCAGCCTCGGCGCCTCGGATGCCTCGCTGGGAGAGGATAGCCAGAGCTGTATTCGTGTCTTCCAAGGTATAACCAAACGCGGCCATCGTTGGTCCCACATTGGTCATGGCGTCTACCAATTCGCCTACACTGGTCACACTGGCGTCAGCGGCAGCGACGAAATTGTCAGCGATAGCTCCGGCTTCATCAGCGCCCTTGTTGAATGTTGCCATAGCGATAGCCACAGCGTCGGATGCGCTGGCAAGATCCATTTCCGAAGCGGCTGCCAGGTCGATAGCGGCACGCAAGGCGCCCGTCAAAGAGGCGCCCTCATTAAGGTAGCCGTTGAGATTCGAGAATATGTCCGAGGTGGTCAAACCAGCCTTGTAGAAGTTGGTCATGGCGTCGGCGGCTTGACTGGCGTCGATGCCAACCAGCTCCGTATCAGCGCCAACCTGAATGGCTGCTGTACTCAAGTCCTCCAGTGCCGTGCCGCTAGAACGCGCTGCGATGGTTAGCACGTTCATCTGCGACTCGAATGTGGCGGCGGTGTTGACGGCCTGCTTGCCTATCAGCACAAGCGGCGCGGTGACTGTGGCAGTCATAACTGCGCCGCTTTTGGCCATAGCCATTCCCGCGCTTTTCATCATACCACTAGCGCCGCTGAGGCCGCTTTTCATTTGTTTTAGCCCCGACGTGAACCCGCTTAGATCGGCCCCTATCGTGGCGAAAAGAGAGGCGACTTCTTTTGACATAATTCCTCTAGTTATTCAGCCCCCGCTTGACCGCTAAAAACTCTAGCACGTCCTGATCGCTCATATCGTCGATGTATTCTAGCGTCCAGCCAGTCGCCTCTTGGATAATCCATCGCATCCCTGCCCAGGGCATCGGCTCGCTGAACTTGTTTGCTAAATACACCTGCTTGGTCAGTTTTTTGAGGCGTCGCCCTGGAACCGCGCAAAGCAGGCGTTCATCAGCGGCATAAACTCATTAAACAGGTCAAGCTCCGCGTAGGCTGTCACCTCTTGCGGCATACCCTCAAATCCCCACGACAGGATAAATCGACGGAGGATCTCTACCACCTCATCAAAGGGCAATTCGTCGATGCCCTTGTCTCCCATTTTGCTCGCTTGCTGCATCAGCCCCCAGGATTCCTTGGCTGGCATTTTGTCGCGCAAAACAACTGTTACTTCGTTAATCAAGATTTCCATTGATACCCCCTTGGGTGTGGGGCGGCTTTCGCCGCCCCGTTGGTCTAGTACGTGGTTTCGGTTATCGCTGCGCTGAGTTGGAACGTCGCCGATATGGTCAGCCCGTTATCGAACGGGATAGACGAGTTGCGGCTCTGTACGAGAGCGTGATTTACTGTCCATGTCGGATTGCCCGAGTCGGTGCCCTTGGGCGCCATGATGAGTGTGCCCGAAGCGCCTGGAACGAGCGCGTCCCACACGGTCTCGGTCGATCCATCGTAGAACGCCTCAAAGTCTACAGACCCATTGGCGCGTGCCAACGAAAGAAAGTAGTGAAACGTCTCCGCGCCTGCCGTCACGTCGATCTGGTCGTCTTCTTGATTCACTGATGCGCTTGTGAAATCGCCGTGGATGGCGACGCCGCCAAACGTCATATAAAGATTTTTGCCACTGATGCGGCCACTAGCTGCCATGTTTACCTCCGAAATAGCGCGGCCTATTCTGCAAGTCTGATCCGATACTGGCCGCCTACGTGATGATACACTTTACCGCCCGCTTCTTGCGCAAATGCAACATCGGTCGTGCGAGTCAACCAATAATTGCCCCAGTTGCCAGCCACGGTTAGCGTCTGTTCGTGGAGCAGCGTGTCCACTAGGTCATCTATCTCCGCTGCGTTTTTTATGCCGTTTGTCGTGACTGCTTTTACTGTATACACAACTGTACGGGCCCGCCGAGGGGAACTGTTGTCATCGCCGCCGCCCGC